AAGATATGACAAACATCACATATCATCTTGCTCAGTTTCTTCGTTCATCGGGATTTACATGGGTTGATGATGTTGAGATTGTAAAGGATAATTTTCTTGACGATCCTGACGCACCAGCTGAGGAAGATGTAATTCTGGATGATTCAAATATTAACTTTAATAATATGTCAGTATCCCACGACAGAGATACAAAGTAATCAATTAGTTTGATGGATGTTCATGAAGTTATCTTGACCAATCATATGACTCTTGAGCATCCACCCAATCTTTGCATGTTTGTCCAAACGATCTTCAAGATAGTTGACAAGACCAAAGTTACTATCTTTTTCAGCAAAACTTCTTGCTACAATCAACGAATCATGTGTTGACGTATTTGCAGCAAATAGACGAGCAAACATTGTTTTTGTGTTGGGAATTTCGGAAGAGTCTGTCATGGTTGACATTATTTCAAATTCTTTGAAAGTTCCTGGTGCATAAGAACCAAGAGCACGAATTTGTTCTGCCGTCTTATCAATTTCCTCAAAGATTTGTTGATATAGTTTTCCAAAAAAATCATGATATGATGAGAAGAATGGACCTTCTACATTCCAATGATATTTGTGTGCGAGTAGATACATGCTAAATGTATTGGCTAACACAGTATGCATTGAACGAACAAGATCAGACTTAGCCATGAATTGTTCATTGAGTTCTTGTTCCATCAAAAGTTCTGGATTGACTTCTTGTTCGGTTTGTTCTTCCATGATTGACAATTCCTCTCAACTATGATATATTTATAAACATGAATATCTTCTATCTTTCCCATAATCATGTTCAATGTGCCCAATGGCATGTTGACAAGCATGTCGTAAAGATGATTCTGGAAAGCTGTCAGTTGCTTTCTACGGCTCGTCGTTTGATTGATGGTGCGCCCACAATTGAAAAGAGATATGTGCAAGGATCCTTGCCGGCACGTTTTCGTAATATCAAGCGATGGGTATTGGCTGATAATCCGGCTGCTGATAAGATCATTTATCAAGCAACACATATCAATCATCCGTCAGCAGTATGGGTGCGTCAATCGTGGGAAAATTATGTTTGGCTATCAGATCTTACGTTTGCTTTGATTGACGAATACAAGTATCGTTATGGCAAGGATCACAAGTGTGAGGTCGTTGCTAGGTATCTTGCATATCCACCTGTAAACAATTTTCCTCAAAAGGGATTCACTCAGCCAACTCCTGCGATGGATAAAAAATATCTAATTTATACCAATGGTATTATAAATTCTTCACTCTCATATAGAAATTATTACATAAATGGAAAAAGACATTTAGCAAAATGGACAAAAAGAGATAATCCTGATTGGTTTATTTAAGAAATTTTTTAGTAAAATTATCTATTATAAATAAGAGTATGTTCAACTCTAACCCAGGATTATATAATGCCAACGTATGACTTCATCAATGAAGAAACTGGTGAAACCTTTGAGATGCAGATGTCCATTGCTGAGATGGAGATGTATCTAAAGAAGAACAAACACATTAAACAAGCTATTACGAGAATGACTCTTGGTGACTCCGTTCATCTTGGAATTACAAAACCGCCTGCCGATTTTCAGAAAGGAATTATTGGTCGCATGAAAGAAAAAATTCATGGTAATAAGATCAATTCTAAATTTGGTATTCCAAGAGAGTGGTAAGTGATTAGTCCCATTTCTCCCGTGTATAGAACAGTATTTAACACCCAAAAAGGACCACGCGAAAACGCAAGGTCCTTTTTATCATTTCAAAGAGGCGCACATGTCAAACAAAAAGAAGAGACTGCAGCAACAGCAACAGCAAAATCATTTCTCTCTACGAACAATATCGCCGCTAACAATAAATCAATCTTTAACATTTAAGGCCTTTGAGCAAGGCAAGCATCTTCTTCTACATGGCGTCGCAGGCACAGGCAAAACATACATCTCTCTCTATCTTGCACTAAATGAGGTTCTAAACAAATCCAGATATAAACAAATTGTTATTATTCGTAGCGTTGTTCCATCTCGTGATATGGGATTTCTTCCTGGTTCTGCCAAAGAAAAAGCTAGAGTGTACGAAGAGCCCTACAAGATGATTTGTGATGATTTATTTGGAAGGGGTGATGGTTACGATATACTAAAGATGAAACATATGCTTGATTTCACCACAACATCATTTCTTCGTGGAATTACATTTAATGATGCAATTATCATTGTCGATGAATGTCAAAACATGATTCAACAAGAATTGGACACGGTCATGACTCGTGTCGGAAACAACTGTCGTATTGTTTTCTCTGGAGATTTCAGACAAACCGATTTGGCCAAGCATGAGGAAAAGAGAGGACTCTTGACATTCATGAATATTCTTGATAGAATGTCTTGTTTTGATAAAATTGAATTTGGAAAAGAAGATATCGTTCGTTCTGCCCTTGTCAAGTCATACATTATTTCTAAACTGGAATTAGGATATATTTGATATGTTGATTTTTACTGCACCCGCAATCATTATTATTATCATGATGATAATGAAAAAAATTGTATTACAATGGCCAAATCCATTTAATGCGTGGATGTGCTTATTTGTTCATATAGCATTGAGTTATATTGTTCTTAGTTTTCTATTTTCACTAGGGCAAAATCCATTTTAATGAAGAAGTTTCGACATTCATTTGTGAATCTTCCACAACTAACGGAAGAGTATATAGATGGAAGGAGACACTACAAGACCCCAGAGGGTAATGTGTATCCTTCCGTCACTACTATTTTGTCTCGTTTGCCTAATGAAAGTTTGCGTGAATGGCAAAAACGAGTAGGTGAAGAAGAAGCAAATCGTGTTTCCAAAGTAGCAGCTCGTAGAGGCACAAATCTTCATCAAATATGCGAACGATATCTATTCAATGAAGAAAGACCAATGCGTGGGCATATGCCTGATGTTCAAGGCATGTTTGCAGAAATGTGCAAATACATTGATCGTATAGATGAGATTTATGCGATTGAGGCACAATTATATTGTGATAAGTATAAATTTGCTGGACGATGTGATGTTATTGGAAAATTTGATGGATATCCTGCGATCATGGATTTCAAGACGACAAAGTCTGAAGTTGATTCCAGTATGGACAAGGTTAAGAAATATTTCATGCAGTTATCTGCGTATTCTTTGGCATTTGAGGAAAGAACTGGTCAGGAAATAAACCTTGGTGTACTATTGTTTGCGTCCAATGAGACTGAACCTAGTTGCATTCAAGCCGACTTAAAAAAATATAAGAAAGAATTTATATCTTGTTTATGAAGAATGGTGAAAGTGATGAGAATTGAAGATGAAATTAAATTAGATTTCAAGGATGTATTAATTCGTCCAAAGCGTAGTACACTTAGTAGTCGTAAAAACGTAGATCTAAGTAGAACATTTAAATTTAAACATAGTAATACATTTTGGACTGGTGTGCCAATTATGGCCGCTAACATGGATGGTGTCGGCACTTTGAAAATGGCACAGGCATTGAATGAGCATCAATTATTTACTTGCTTGATAAAATCATATGATGAAAAAGATCTGCATGATTTATTGCCAAATGTTAACATTAATCATTTTGCAGTAAGCACAGGGACAAGCGATAATGATTTTAAAAAATTATATAGAATCATTAACACTTATCCAGAGATTCGTTTTATTTGCATTGATGTTGCTAATGGTTATCAAGAGCAATTTGGAGATTTTATACAAAAGGTGCGCGAAACATTTTCACAATGTGTAATTATTGCTGGAAATGTGGTTACTGCGGACATGACACAAGAATTAATATTACGTGGTGCAGACATTGTTAAAGTAGGAATTGGACCTGGTAGTGTATGCACTACTCGTATACAAACTGGTGTTGGTTATCCTCAGCTTAGTGCCATCATTGAGTGTGCTGATGCTGCTCATGGTCTTGGTGCTCATATTATTGCCGATGGTGGGTGCACTTGCCCCGGCGATGTAGCAAAGGCTTTTGGTGCTGGTGCCGACTTTGTAATGCTTGGTGGTATGCTAGCTGGGCATGAGGAGGGTGGCGGTAAAGTTATCACTAAAGTTTATAAGTCGGATGAAATTGCTGACATTACTCTCACTACACCATTATATAAAGAAAAACAGTTTGTGCAGTTCTACGGTATGAGTTCCGATACCGCTATGGAAAAGCATCATGGTGGCGTTGCTCAATATCGTTCATCTGAAGGTCGCACAATACATATTCCTTTTAAGGGAATGGTATTTAATACCGTGCTGAATTTACTGGGTGGATTGCGTAGCACTTGCACATATGTAGGTGCTTCGTCATTAAAACAATTAAGTAAATGTACGACGTTTATTAAAGTTAATAGACAGATTAATGATGTATTTGTAAAATGAGTGATAAACTTATTTTACTTGAAACAACAGGCGAATACAATTGTAGTGTGGTTATACAAGGTCCAAAAGGAAAAATACATATTAAAGATTTAGTGTGGTGCCCGGCAGATCGCCAAGATTTATTAGAATGTTTTTATTGGGAATCGTGGGCTGTACTACAAGGTGCTTATCATTGTTGCTTTTCAATTCCTGGTAAAGTTTCTTTGTTGCCAGAATAAAAGCCAAGGCACAAGGTGTGCTATAAACATTACAAACCACATTACGGTCATTTCCAAACTATGATGCACACAATGATTTGTAGATGTCATAGAGTAGATACTATAAAGAAATCCCATTAGAAACATGGGAGAGGGCAGAAGTGATAGAAGTTGATACAAAATACGCATTGATTATTTATCAAAATAAAACAATAAAAAGTTTGACAATCCCTAAATAATAAACTATACTATAGAAATTGCTGTTGATGACGACGTAATAAGCAGGCTGGACCCGGCTTCAATGCCGGCATCTCCACCAGCGGGTACAATGTGAGGAGCTAGTTGCATGGCACACGCGAACAAAGTGCAACCCATCACACAATAGTCGCGATAAAGGTGATGAGCATTGTATCCACTAATGGGGATGTAAGGTATCGACAGATGTGTAAAGGTTGTAGGAGGCAATCGGTAAGGAACGACCGCAAATTTGTCCAAAAAATAGATGCAAACGATAATTACGCATCTGAGATGGCTCTAGCAGCCTGAACGGGGTTCGGTGGAAACCTGGCAACATAATTCCACCACTTTCATCAATCGTAGGAGGTACCGATGAGTGAAGTTTCTTGTTATGTCATGAAACCCCTTTCTTATGCAACCGATAACGAATGCACGTTCAAGAATCTGCGTTCGGTTGATTTGAAAAGATCAAAGAAGCATCGTGATGTGTACAAGCTGTCTTATGGACAGTATGGCACTCCAAATTATGTCAGCTACTTGGCGACACGCGACTAATGTACAAGACACTAATGATAGGAGTTCTCCTACTCATTGGCATTGTTGCTGCAAGACAGTATCCTTATGATACTGCGCTAAAAGCACATGCACAAGTACCAATACCAGAGATTGAAAAAATCTATGAGTATGAGCATGTGCTTTTAGCGATTGCTCCAAAAGAAGTTGAGCCAGAACCTAAAATGTTCTACGTTGATCCTCAAGAACGAGAATGTCTGGCAAAAGCAATATATTGGGAAGCTCGTAATCAGTCTCTTGATGGCAAAGTTGCTGTGGGCTATGTTGTCATGAATCGTGTTAATTCAGGTATATGGCGTGATACAGTATGTAAAGTTGTTTTTCAGGGCTGTCAATTTTCTTGGGTTTGTGGGGACAAAGCAAAGAAAAATCTAAACGCATTACAAAATGCAAATGAAAAATTTGCATGGGCGGAGTCTTTAGCACTTGCAAATGAATTACTTTCAGAATATAATGATATTGAAGACGTTACTTATGGCGCAACATTTTTTCATGCACATTATGTAAAGCCTAAATGGTCAAGATGGAAAAAGATTGAACGCACCGTTCGTATTGACGATCATATTTTTTATCGCTTTAGAAAGATATAAAATGCCAACAAAAGATGAAATGCTCTCATTTGCCAAAAGTATTGAAAGCATTGTGAAAGAAAAAGATTTAAACTATATTGATGCAATTACTCATTTTTGTGAGGTCAATTCATTAGAGATAGAATCTATAACCAATCTTATTAATCAGTCTCTAAAAGCAAAGATTGCACACGATGCGTCTCAGCTAAATTTACTTCCGAGAAGTAATACTCTTCCCATATGAAGATTGTGGCTTTTGAAGCATATAAGTTGTTTTATTCCATCAAGCTTCATTTTACTCGTAAAAGTTTCAATTATTTTAAGAGTGGTGGGCGTGTTAAAATAACGGATAAAGCTTTTCTTGCAAGAAAAGATAGATTTGTCTTTTATAGATTGGCTAAGAACTATGATCGCAACTCATTCATAGATTTGACGTTGTCTAATATATTAAAGAATGACTCTCTTTGGTCCATGAAACTTTTAGAGCCTGAGGCCGAAGATATACTAACTCAATATCAAAAAAGATTTCAAGCATTAACATATAACTTTAGGCAAGACTTGAAAAAGATTATGGATTGGTGTCATGAACATGATAATTCTGTGGATAGGATTCTTGATCCCGGCGATTCTTATCCTCCGCTATTGACGATGGTGATGCAAGATAATATTTCATTGGAAACACTTGTCATCATCAATGGCGTCATAAACTTTTTACCCATGTGGAATCGTCGTATCAAGGATGAAATCATATGGCCTGGGTTTGCATTCAAGTTGGAGAAGTATACTCCATTTGTTTTGCAGAAGATTGATTTGGAGACAATGAAGAAAGCAATAAAAGATGAACTTTGTTCTTGACTTCAATTCAACACATGATATATAATAGTGATTATCATGTATCATGTGAACAAGATAAAATACGAAACATACAACGCATATGAAAGGAAATACAATGTCTACATTTGCAGCACTTAAAAAGTCCAGTGGTTCAATTGATAAGCTGGCACGTGAGTTAGAGAAGCTCAACGCCCCTGCAACAAATTCTTTAGATGATACTCGTTTTTGGAAACCTGAACTTGATAAGGCAGGTAATGGATTTGCAACTATTCGCTTTCTTCCTGCACCAGCAGCTGATGGTGATGATTCTCTTCCTTGGGTTCGCATCTTTGATCATGGCTTTCAAGGTCCTGGCGGTTGGTATATTGAAAATTCTTTGACAACTTTAAATCAAAAAGATCCAGTATCGGAACATAATTCGGTTCTTTGGAATTCTGGTATTGAGGCTAACAAGGAAATTGCTCGCAAACAGAAGCGTCGTTTGAAGTATATTTCAAATATTCTTGTTGTTAGCGATCCTAAGAATCCTGATAACGAAGATAAGATCTTCTTGTTTAAGTTTGGTAAGAAAATCTTTGATAAGATCACCGAAGCCATGAATCCTCAATTTGAAGACGAGAAAGCAGTCAATCCATTTGATTTCTGGGCTGGTGCAAACTTCAAGTTGAAGGTTCGCAAGTTTGAGGGTTATCCAAACTACGATAAGTCAGAGTTTGAGAAGCCTTCAGCACTTCATGGTGGTGAAGACGCAAAGCTTGAAAATATTTGGAAGTCTGAATATTCTCTTAAAGAGTTTTTGAATCCTAAGAACTTCAAGAGTTATGACGAACTAAAGACTAAGATGAATCGTGTTCTTGGTCTTGATGGTTTGGCATCGGCTTCTAGAAATAGAGCAGACGATGAGGCTGCGGTTCAAGCAGCTGAACGTAGCTTTGGTGGAAAGTCTATCAAGAATCGCGAATCTGATGATGACGATGATGACATGAAGTTGTTTGAGAAGCTTGCTCGCGAGGATTGAGCGAAAGAGGGGAGTGAAAGCTCCCCTCTTTTTTTATTATTATATATTAATATGCCATTATAGCATTTTCCATTTGCACTCTTAATATTGTTGGTTCATCATTTCTCAATGATGCAGTGGGTTGAGATTGTGAGCCACCTCCGCCACCACTACTGTTATTTGTTGTATTATTTACAATTATTGGTTGTGCTGGTGTTTGTGCATTGTTTTGAGTTGCTGCTAATTGTTCTGCGGATTGTTGTATTACTTGACCTGTTGCTCTTGGTTGTGGAACGGGTAATCCTGTAGGAGGAAGATTTCTAAGATCAGTTCCTGCAGGAACTGGTTGAATAGGAACTGCTGTGACTGGTTGGGGCTCTGCTGGTTCTGTAGAAGGAACATTTGTGCGGCGGGGGCCGAAGATGCGATCTAATTGTTCCTCTGTCAGATCTGATCCCAGAGAGGTATCCTCCATTTCATAACTTTTTGTTTGATCTTGCGCGTCTTTTAAATTTTTTAACGCTTCTTTTTCTACTTCTTCTACATTAACAGAACCACCTTGCGGCGGGGATCCCCCGCCGCCTCCCCCGCCGCCCCCCTCGCCGGGGGGAGGGCCCTTATCTTCTACATTAACAGAACCACCTTGCGGCGGGGATCCCCCGCCGCCTCCCCCGCCGGGGGGAGGGCCCTTATCTTCTTCTTTAACAAACCCAGGTAAAAGACCTGCGAATGGTTTGAATGATTGACCACCTAGTTTATACTCAGTTTTCGTTACAGGATTTTTTAATGTAAATTCTGGAAGTTTAAGCTCAAAGTTAGCTATTTTTTCAAACAAACTAGCAACTATTGATTTTAAAGTACCAACAATTTTTCCAGGAATACTAATTATCGGATCTATTAAATTTCCAGTAATAAAATCTTTTACATTTGTAACAGCATTTCCAAA